ACGACCGCTTATGCTTTTTCGCTACAGCGTTGCAGCTCCCCATTTCTGCATAATCCGCGATGATCTTCTTTTTCTCCCTGTCCGTCAAATGCTTTGCCACAACACCACCCCTCTTTATTACAATTTCTTTTCCTTTTATCTTTTATTTTTGCTTTAAGTAATTCTATTATCATTCTATTTGCTGTATATTAGTTGACATTTTGCCTATAATTATCTATAATATAGTAAAGGAGATGAGAACAATGGCAACCATCACATTACGGCTTGACGATGCTCTCAAAAACAGTTTTGCCAAAACGTGCAATGAGCTTGGTCTTGATATGACCACGGCATGCACAATCTTTGTCAAAAAAATGACGCGTGAAAAACGTATCCCGTTTGAGGTTTCCTATGATCCGTTTTTTGAAGAGCACAATGTGCAGGCCATACAACGCAGCATGGAACAGCTGGCAAACGGAAAAACCGTCACCAAAACCATGGCAGAACTAGAGGCGCTGGAAAATGAGTAAAATCGTTTTCACAGAACAAGCCTTTTCGGATTACCTGTATTGGCAAGGGCAAGATAAAAAAACGCTCAAGCGTATCAATTCCCTCCTGCGGGATATTGACCGTAACGGATACACCGGGATTGGAAAGCCAGAGCCCCTAAAGGGAGATTTAACCGGCTTGTGGAGTAGGCGCATTGATGATATGCACCGACTGGTATACCGAATCACAGGAGAAAATATTGAGGTGATCCAGTGCAAAGGGCACTATGACAAATAAGACGGCATACACCGTCTTATTTTTTTTCTTATCCCATTTACACCGCCAAGCCCCCGCCCCTGGCTTCCTTCTCGCAGTGTACAATTTCCCAAAAGAAAAAGGCCGATGCATGTCGGCCTTTCCTTCTTTCCTCAGTCTATATTATTTCACAGTTTTAGGTAGAAAAAGGTAGACACTTTTTAACCTTCCTATGAATCCTCATAGCTCCATCTTTTGTGTAATGTGTCTTTTTCTCTATCTGCCGCCACGTCCGCCCCTCAATATACCGCAGGCGGATCACGTTCCTCTGGTATGGCTTTAGCGTCTCGATCCACGCTTCTACCTCTTTAATTTCCGTTTCCCTCTGCCACAGCTTGTCCGCCAGCTGTTCTTCCAGCTCCATCAGCTTTACTGTCAGCTCCTCTATCCGGCTTTGGTTGTTGTTTTTTCCGCTTGGCATGCCGGTGATGCTCTGCGTCATCCGCTCCCGGTCGCTCTTGATTCTCTCGATCCGTTCCCGCAGCGATTCAATTTCCCCTTTCGCAGAGCGGCAGTTTTCCAGCTGTTCTATCGTCAATAGAAATCCTCCCACCGTTTTTTCTTCCTTCT